GCGTCCCGATATAAACGATGTCCGTGTAAGTGTCGCCCGCTTTGCTGACCGCCTTGTAAAACCAGTTGCGGAGCTTTTTCCGCTGCTCGGTCGTGTTGACATTCTCGTCGTTCTCAAGGTCGTCGCAAAGAATCAGGTCGGGCCTCCATTGTTTATGACGGCGTCCTCTGATTTTCTTGCCCGCGCCGAGCGCCTCGATCTTCGTACCGTTAGAGAGGAGGATGACGCCCGTCTTCCAGACGCGCCCCTGAAGGTCTCCGAAGTCCTCCCGGATGGCTCCGTTTTCCTCGATTTCGGTCTTGATGTCCCCGAGGAAGCCTTCGGCCTGTTCCGTGCTGTCCGAGAGTATAATCTCATAGTGTTTGTAGCCATAGACCCCGGCGTGAATCGAATCTTTAAACGTGAAGGTCGTCGACTTCGCGTGACCTCGGGGGGCCTCGATTGCCCTTCGGCATCCCGGGGCCCGGTCGATCGCCTTCGCCTCTCCGAGCGGATTCTTGCCCTTGAGGACGCCCTCCGCCCATATCCGATCGAGCTCCCCGTGAAACTCCGGGGATTCCCGGACGAAGTAGTGCGGAAGATAGGCCCGGCCAAAGTATTCCAGATCGAACGCCCCGAGCTTTTTCCTGAGTCCCTTCTCCCCGGTGAGGGCTGCTCCCTGTTTATAGTCCCGGAGGAGCTGCTCGCGTTCCTTCTGGCGATCGGTTCCCCGGACGACATACTCCTCGAAAAGTGTCTTCTGATATTCCCGGTTTGCGACCGCCTCGCGGTCTTCCGGCTCCTCTAGCTTCTCGAGGTATTCGTTCAGATCAATCGCCATCCTTCAGCACCTTCTCCCTCGCCCGGCTGAGTATCGAGTGCAGCTCCTTCGTAAGCTCCGAGTCTTGCTTAATTGCCGCCATGAGCTCGGCCTCGAGCTGCTCGAACGCAAGCTCGGACTTCTTCTTCATGTCCTGCCGGGAGCGCTGCTCATAGGTCTCTGTCCTCGAGAGGGAAGCAATTAAGCGTCCTGCCTTATCGAGCGGCATCTCCTGAAACTCCTCCTCGGCAGTACTGACCCGTTGCATGAGACCGTCCATAAGTACCATCCGTGACGCTCTGGTATAGTCAAGGTCAGGATTCTTTTCCACGGCTGCGGCGATTGCCTTCGTCTTCTCGAGGGTCTCTACGACCCGCTGCGTCGCCTGATTCGCCCGGATAGCATAGCGCCCGACCGCGCTCTTGCTGATCTCATATCCCTCAGACTTCAGCCATTTCGCGATTTCCTCGTAGGTATTCGATGTGTCGAGGAGCAGCTCGTCAAGCTGTTCTTTGACCTCCTCTGGGAGCTGCGTAATTTTCGAGGAGATTCGCGTGCGTCTCCGCTCCGCCATTAAACATCGACCCCCGGATCGTCGGTTGTACCTTCGACAAGGTCGACCCCTTCCTTCGTGAGTTTGATGACGGCGTCCTTCCTGTAGGCGTTGTAAGCGTTCACGCTCTTGTCGGTGAACGTGATATAGCCGCCGTCTCTCAGATAATCGAGATGCTTCGAGATGTCCGGGGAGACGATCATCCCGTCCGCAATTAGTGAGTTTGTGATCTGCCGGACAAGCAGCGTATTCTGATAGCCCTTGACAAGGGAGCGCATGATATAACCCCGGATTGCTTTGTTCCGGCTGATCTCGACCTCTGTCATCTCGTCCATGATCTATCCCTCCTTTAAGTGATTTTTGCTTGTAGAATCTTATCGAGTTTTCCGTTCATGTCGCTCATTTGCTTGTCGACATTGTTGAGTGTTCGGATGAAGTCCTCGCGGAGGACGTAGACGAGAGGGAGGTCGGACTTGAGCTCGTTGATCTGCGTCTTGAGCTTCTCGACCTCCTCCGTCTGCTTTTTGTCAACTTCCTTGATGTCGGCGGCGTTCTTTTCGTCTGCCTTCTGGTAGCTGTCGAGGGTGCGCTTCATGAAGTAGGCGAGCGCCCCGACAATCAGCGTACTCAGAAACGAAAAGACGGAGCCGATGACCGCGATAATCTGGACGACGCCTATTTCCATATTCGCCGCCCTCCTTACTGACCCGTTTCGGCCTTCAGCTCAAGCACCTTGACCTCAATCAGGTTCGAGAGATATTCGTCGAAGCTGCCGAGGTTCTCCGCGATGACCTTCTGAGCCTCCGGCCCGACCTTGCTCTTGATCTCGCTGAAGGCAATCTTCGAGAGTGAAGTGAGCTCCTCCCGGTTAGTCTTTCCGTCCTTTACGGCCTCCCGGATCGCCTTCGCGGTCGTCTGTTCGATTGCCCCGACCGTGACCCGTGCGAGGTTCTCCACGTCGTCGAGGGCGTCATCGAGCTGCTTCCTGAGTTTCTCGTCCTTGAGCTGCTTTGTTTTCTCGTCAAGCCACAAGCTACCTTTGCGGATATAGAAGAGCCCGAAGGCCCCCAAGAGGGAGATGGCCCCAAGCGCAAGGGAAACAAGTACATGACTCGCCGCTGTCTGAATTTCTACCATGATTTTTTCCTCCTTTTTGGAATAAAAAAATGACTTAGGAGCGTTAGCTCCTAAGTCATAGGATAATACCGAATCTGTGAAGTTTACATAGGAAGCAATTCTAAGAGTTACTTCCGAGCCCCTCGAGGTATTCAATGAGCTCTATCTGCCCGGGTATGTCGTCCCCGCATATCTCCCGAACCCATCGTTCGGTGATGCCATACTTTCGCGCAAGCAGCGCGATGTTATATCCGTTGTACTCCTCTTTGATTTTCTCATAGAGCACGGGCCTCACGAAGCTTTCAGCCTTCGGGATGTAGATGTTCGCCCCACCGACGAGCTCCGCGAGCTTTATGAGATTAGTGACCCCGATTTCTTCGGCGACTGTGCGCCATATGCCATCGGGAATCATTTCAAGCGTGAGTTTCTCGGCGAGTTTGTTCATCCTGTTCCTCCTTGCCTATTTCAGAATCCCGAACATTTTCGCGGCGATTCCCATGAGCTCGCCGACCGTGACCGTCTCATTCATGCGCCCGGCCCAATAGTCCGGATCGGTAATGACCCCGGCCTCTGTGAGGGCCGTGAGGCCCTGCTGCTTCCAATCCGGGACGGGTGTCGGCTCCGGCTCCTTCGGCGGCTCCACGGGCTCGGAAACGGCCTCATAGGAGATATAGGGACACTCGAGCCATTTGAGCCACTTCCGGGCGGAGAGCTTTGTCTGAACGAATCCATCTCCGAACGTCCCGAGCGTACACTCAACAACCTCGCCATTTCCCACATAGACGCCGATGTGCCCCTCCATCCAGACGCACACGCCCGGCCTCTCTGGAATACTCCCGATGTCTCCCTTGACCTTTGCCGCGTTGAGCATCATTCCCGCCGACTTGTCGGTCGCAGCGACATACTTCACATTCCCGACGCCGCCCCAATAATAGGATTTAATCATGCCGACGCAATCGCTCCCGATGTAGCCCTTCCCGACGAGCGTCTTCAGATGTGCCACGCGCTGCGCGCTGTAGTGGCTCGGGTACTGCTTCGCCGCTGCCTCAATGCGGGAGACTGTGATCTCTCTGCCAAACTCGCCCCACATGTAGGCGCTCGGCTTTCCGATTAAGCCCTTGCAATAGTCCGCGAGGCCCTGCCCGGTGAGCTCTGTATCCGGGCAGGGAACCGGGGCCGGGGTGGAAGCTGTGCCGAATCCGTTGAGGCCCTTCTTCCTGATAATGTCCGGGAAGTCATAATAGGCGACGTCGAGGTCGACGTTCCCGGAGATGCC